TATTGCCAGCTTCTTGAACCGAAGAATCAAACAGTTCTCACAGCCCCCGGGTTGTGTGAATTGACGATTTGGAAGGAGATAGAGCAGCGGAACCTAGAGAACTTTGTTGAAAGTCCTGTTCGAGCTACAGTGGTGGCCCTACCCGAGCCATTTAAGACACGAATCATCACAAAATCTGAGGCTGAGGCTAACTATTACGGAAAGCCTCTCCAGAAGTACATGCATGGCAAGTTACGAAAACATGCCGTTTTCACTTCACTAGATCGTCCTCTCATTACTGAGGATTTCAACGATTTGATGAAGATCAAACTGATGCATGAAGACTGGAAGTTTGTCTCAGGTGATTATTCAGCAGCCACTGATCGTATTAATACTGACTGTACAATTGCCTCACTGGAAACAGTGATGGAGAGACTCAACATAGATGAGAAGGTTCGAGACGTGTTAAAGAATACTGTCTCAGGTCAGGAGATACACTATTCTGGAGCCCTTAAGGGTTATGCGGGAAGTAAGCGAAAGCCACTTCCCCCATTCTGGAATGGTAGCGTATTCGAGTGTTTTTCAAATGACACCGATCCTGATTTGTTATTGTCATGCGACAATCGAACCTCTATCTTGGAACCACCAGCGGTCCATCAAACAAATGGCCAACTGATGGGTTCCATCTTGTCCTTCCCTATTCTCTGTATGATAAATGCAGCTATCTTTAGATACTGCGCAGAGAAATGGTTGGAGGAAGAGACAGGACGTGTTGAGTTCCTCACATTGGAAGATTGCCGAAGGATATTTGGACTCCTAGTGAATGGAGATGATATCTTGTTCATAGCCCCTCAGAGATTAATTGACATCTGGTCCACAGAAGTGGCCAAAGTCGGTTTACATCTGAGTCTAGGCAAAAACTATGTTCATCCTACCATATTCACCATCAACAGTATGATGCTCCAGGCCCAGAAAGTATTTGAGCTTGAGCCATTCTATAGATGTAGAAGAGTCGCCTATGTCAACATGGGGCTTATGAACCCTGCGAATAACCCACAATTTAGTTTGACCACATACTTCCGTACCTGCGACTCTTTGCAGAAGAAGGTGTATGAGGGTCACGAAGGACCTATTTTAGAACAGGTCAATCATTTGTGGTTCCATTGCAATAGTTCATTGCTTTGCAAGTTGACAGAGAATATCAAATTGAATTGGTTCTTCCCGAGGCACTTAGGTGGTCTGGGCTTACAGACCTTAGGTGAAATCCATGCTACGGAGTGGCAACGTCGTTTGGCCACATACATGGAAACAAGGTCTACGTTAGTAGACCTGGAGGAGATGAAGTTGGTCTATAGTGAACGAGTAGTACCCCCCACATTGGCAAAGAAGCTTGGTTGCTTCAGAGACCTCTGTGAGAGAGTAGGGTATGAGGTTGTTGTAGACACTGGTGAATTATATCACCCTTCACGTGAGACAGAAGACATGATGGCAGCAATACTTGGAATGCATCCATTTGACTATATGTTCTATGACCCGTCAGCGGAAGAGCGTATACTGATTAAACGACTTTTACGTCGATTTAATCGATATGCAACTCATGGCTGTGGTGGTCTCGAACCCATGTCAATAGAGAAGATTCTATTTTCGCTACCAAAACGTCCTATTCTTGCCTCCCCTGTGATCTTCGAGATCACGGCACCAGAGGTTAGTTACCCTCAAAGAGATATTTACACAGTTCTAGATGGTG